TTCAAATTATTCATGAATTCTAACGGGGTGAATATCGATTCCGGATTATTTGAATTAAACTTCAACCCACCAATAAATTTTGCAAGTACACGACAAAGCGCACTGGATAGCGAGCGCATTAATACGTTTAACACAATTCAAGCTATCCCATACATGAGTAATAGATTTGCGTTAAAACGTTTCTTAGGACTCACCGATGATGAAATGGCAGACAATGAACGGTTATGGGCTGAAGAAAATGGGCATGGGCAACCATCACATACCGATTCCGCAGGTGAATTACGCAGTGCAGGATTATCTGCTGCTGGTATAGAAGGTGATTTAGGTATGTCTGGTGATTTGACCGCACCTGGTGATATTGACAACAACATAGGTGAGTTTGGGCAACCTATGGAGTTTAATGCAGTACCACCCGTTGCAGCAAGCCCAACAATACCCCCTGGTGTATAAATACAGTATGATTTTACGAGAACTTTTTTACATTGATCCAGATACAAGGCGGCAAGCAAATGATTTGAGATATAGCCCTAACCGGGATATTGAAACAATGCATAGAACTGACACACGAAAAACTAGATTGACTTTAGGGCAAATCAATGAGCTTCGCAAAAATAGCGAAGCTCATATATTGGAACAAGAAAGTGAACTAGAATTTATTCATTCTATGTATGCCACCCCGGTATCACCTCCTGGATAAAAACATAAATAAAAAATGGGCCATTTTTTACGTATTATAGCACTATTTTTATAAGTAGTAGTAAATATAATACAGCCTTACTAATATACAGGAGATTAACATGACTGATAGAGCACAATTTGAAGCTATGCTTGAAGCATTGATCAATGAAGATCAAGAAGCAGCAAAAGAAATTTTCCACAATATCGTTGTTGGAAAATCACGTGAAATTTATGAAGAATTACTAGAATCAGATTTTGGTGTAATTGATGAATCTGATAAAGACGACGATGATGACGAGGATGATGCTGAACAAGAATTAGCGAACCCATTTACATCTGACGAAGATGAATCTGACGACGATGAATCTGATGAAGATGACGAAGATGAAGATGACGAAGATGAATCTGACGACGATTTGGAAAACCGGGTTTTAGACCTTGAAGAAGCACTTGAGGAATTAAAAGCTGAATTCGACGAATTGTTGGCTGGTGAAGAAAATGAACAAGAACATACAGATATGTTCAACGATGAAGAAGATGAATTTGGCGGTGAATTATCTGATGATGACTCTGAAATTAAAGAAATTCATCATTTCCATCATGACGGCGACGACTCTGATGCAGAATTTAACCAATTCATGGAATATGTTAATAAAGTTGCTCTTCCGAAACACGGCGAAAGTGGTGTACAAACAAAATCAGCTGTAGCTAGTAAAAATGATATGGGTGGCACTGCTGCAAACATTGCACAAAGTCGCGCCGCATCAAAAGGCGGCACACAAGGCGGTTTATTAAACCCAACAACAAAACCACAAACTGGTGGTAATGTGAACGTTCCAGGTGCTAAATCAGCCACCAAATTAAAACCAGTTAGCAAAGTTTCTTCAGAAAAATCAGCTAACAGCAAAAGTATTGTAGGTGGAAAATAAAAAATGTTATATCTCCGAGAAAATCTAAGTTTCAACGAAGCACAAATGGTCGTTGAATCTGATGACAGAGAAGGCAAAAATTTGTATATGTCGGGTATCTGCATACAAGGAGGAATTCGTAATGCAAATCAACGTGTATATCCTGTGAGCGAGATTAGCAAGGCTGTTAATACCCTTAACGATCAGATTCAAAACGGTTATTCAGTCCTCGGAGAAGTAGATCATCCAGATGATCTAAAAATTAACCTGGACCGTGTATCACATATGATAACCAATATGTGGATGGACGGTCCAAATGGTTATGGTAAGCTAAAAATCCTACCAACCCCTATGGGACAACTAATTAAAACAATGCTGGAAAGTGGTGTTAAATTGGGTGTCTCCTCTAGAGGGTCTGGTAATGTCAGTAACAATGGAACAAACGAAGTATCAGATTTTGAGATCATCACAGTAGATATGGTGGCTCAACCTTCCGCACCAGGAGCATATCCTACACCAATATATGAACACTTATTGAATACAAGAGGTGGTTATAATACCTTACGCATAGCGAAAGAGGTGCAGGGTGATCCAATGGCGCAAAAATATCTCAAAGAGAACTTATTAGGAATAATAAGTAGCCTCAAATAATAAGGGGAATCATACATGTTAGATGCATTAAACAAGTTATTTGAAAACAATGTGATTTCTAGTGAGATTAAAGAATCAATTGAACAAGCTTGGGACCGTAAAATTCAAGAAAATCGCGACCAAGTAAGTCATCAATTGCGTGAAGAATTCGCACAAAAATACGAGCACGATAAAAGCACCATGATTGAAGCAGTGGACCGTATGGTTACTGACTCATTGCGTGGTGAAATCGACGAGTTTGCTGAAGATCGTAAACAATTAGCAGAAATGAAAGTTAAATATGCTAAAAAAATCACAGAAAGCGCTGATGTTATGAAGCAATTTGTAACACGTCAGTTAGTTGCTGAGGTTAAAGAATTACACGAAGATCAACTGCAAATGGCAAATAAATTTGGTGTATTGGAAAACTTCATCGTTGAAGCTTTAGCTCAAGAAATTACCGAGTTCTACAAAGACAAACAAGATTTGGCCGAAACAAAAGTAAAATTACTTCGTGAAGGTCGTCAAGAAATCAAAAACGTGAAAGAAGAATTTGTTCAACGTGCTGCAAAAATGGTTGAAAATGTTGTAAATACAGGATTACGTTCTGAAATTACTGCATTAAAAGAAGACATCGAAGCCGCCCGTAAACAAGAATTTGGACGTAAATTATTCGAAGCATTTGCTGCAGAATATCAAACCAGTTATCTGAATGAAAAGTCAGAAACTGCTAAATTACTCAAAGTCATAGACATGAAAGATTTGGCAATGCAAGAAGCAGCACGTGCTGTTGTCAAAGCAGAAAAAATCTTAGAAAGTAAACAAGCAGAAATTAGACAGCTTCAAGAAGCAACTGAAAGAAAAGAAATCATGTGTGAATTGCTAGCACCGTTAAATAGTGAACAGCGTTCAATTATGAGTGAAATAATGGAGAGTGTAAAAACCTCAAAATTAAATGAAAGTTTCGAAAAGTATCTACCAGCGGTAATTGCTGGCAAGGCTCCTCAAAAGAGACAGGCACTAGTAGAGGCTAAAGAAATAACTGGAAACAAAATTTCCACAACAAATCGTAGCAGCGAAGCGGAATCAAATATCATAGATATCCGTAGACTCGCTGGGCTTTAAATTTAAGGAGAAATTAAATGTCAGAACTACTTAATGGCCGTTGGGCGGAAACCAAAGAAGCCCTATTGGAAGGTCTACAAGGAACAAAAAAATCAGTAATGGGTGTAACATTAGAAAACACTCGTAAATATTTGATGGAATCACCAACCGCTGGTGCTACTTCAGCAGGTAACGTTGCAACTTTAAACCGTGTAATTTTACCAGTAATTCGTCGTGTAATGCCAACCGTTATCGCTAACGAGTTGGTTGGTGTTCAACCGTTAACTGGTCCAGTTGGCCAAATTAATACATTGCGTGTACGTTACGCAGAAAATGGCAATGGTGCAGTCGCTGGGGAAGAAGCGTTGAGCCCATTCAAAATTGCAGAAGCCTATTCAGGTGCGGCTAATGGCAAAGCAGCTTCAACCGCTTCATTAGAGGGTTCTGCTGGTAGCAAATTAAGCATTCAATTATTGAAACAAACCGTCGAAGCAAAAACTCGTAAATTGAGTGCGCGTTGGACATTCGAAGCAGCACAAGATGCACAAGCTCAACAAGGTATTGACGTTGAAGCAGAAATCATGGGTGCACTAGCACAAGAAATTACTGCTGAAATCGACCAAGAAATCTTGGCTTCATTGTCTTCGTTGGCTGGTACAGCTTCACAAACATATGATCAAGCAAACGTTTCTGGTACAGCCACGTTCGTTGGTGACGAACATGCTGCGTTGGCTATCCAAATCAACCGTGTTTCTAACTTGATTGCTCAACGTACCCGTCGTGGTCCTGGCAACTGGGCTGTTGTATCTCCATTAGCATTGACAATTTTGCAATCTGCTACAACATCTGCATTTGCCCGTACTACCGAAGGTACATTCGAAGCTCCAACCAATACAAAATTCGTTGGTACTTTGAACAGCGCAATGAAAGTTTATGTAAACAGCTATGCTAATGACAACACTGCAGTGTTGGTAGGTTACAAAGGCCCATCAGAATCTGATGCAGCCGCATTCTACTGCCCATACATTCCGTTGATGTCATCTGGTGTTGTATTAGATCCATCAACATTTGAACCAACCGTTTCATTCATGACTCGTTATGGTTATGTTGAATTAAGCAACACAGCATCATCTTTGGGTAATGCTGCTGA